CCACACACGTTACAGTAACATCCACTTCGTCCCCCGAAGCACCGCCAGTGGTAGTGAAATCGCCAGTTACGACAAGGAGGACGGACTGAGGTGCGCCGTTGTTCTCCTTATCGAGACGATCGAATGACTCGCCGATTACGGCGGTAGTGACATCCTGCGACTCGAAACCCACTTTCAGGCGGGCCCCCGCGAAGGGGTATTTTACTTTTGCTAGACTCATTTTATCTTCTCCAACCTTATCGGTTAAGTTCTTTAAGTGTGGGCCTTATTTGACACGGAGAACAGCCTAACCAGCGGCCCACGGACCGGAGAGGCTATGTTTTTTACCAGTCGATACCTTCCACGAGGACAGCACCATCGCTATACTCGTAGTAGAAGTCCGATCGGGTAATCAGTCGATGGACAATCTGGTCGCGACTGAAAGCACTAACCAGGGTGCCGTCCAACTTGTAACTTGCGTCGCGGCTGGCGTCGAGGCGCATACCTTCTGCGTCTGCAATCACCATGTAAGGTCGAACGACGAGGTAAAGTTCAGACTCGTCATTAGATCCGTCACCCGAGGCATCCAGGTTATTGGGAATCTGATTCGTCTCGAAGAACGGAAGACCCAAAAGACGCCCTGCCAGCATCTCAGTGGCAAATGGCGTGGTGTCCTGCGAACTTGATAATTTATCCATCAGGCCTGCCCAGATATCCGAGTTAAGAATCCATGCAGCGCCATCAGTTGAGTGGTTTGCGGCTTTGAGGATCCGGACAGCTTCCACAAGGTCGGTACGGATATTAGCAACAGTGCCCGTCCCAGTTCGTTCGAAAGTATTGCCCGATTCGATGAATCCTTTAAGGCCCGTAGGCTGCTTGGATCCGCCCAATCCACGGAGGAATGTAACGTCTTCTTTGAGACCGTGGTCTCGCATCATGCGACGAGTGACCATCCCATTAACATCACGGACCGAATCTGCAACGAGCTCGTGAGAGAGCACTGCAGCAGTGGTGAGCTTTTTCGGGTAGATCATGTCTTCGTCGAGATCCATCTTACCGACGGTGAAATCTTCCGACTCGTCGGCCCAGTAGGAGGTGATTCGCGAGAATTCACGGGGGATCCTGTGAGAACCAGCGATGGTAATCGAGTTACCCGCGATCTGACGCATAATCGTTGCGTTGTCGCGAAGCTCGATGATCTCATTGGCCATCGACTCAGGGATTAGAACGCCGCCGTTAGCGGGGTCCGAGGCCGAGTGTACGTCTTTCTCGTAGAGATCGACGACATCTTGGTACCCTTCCCGGTCTGCAGCCTCAATAAGATCCTGAGTGCTTCCAGCTTTCGCCTTAGCAGCAACTCGGAGGAACCTATCAAATGTCTTTTTACGCTCAGCGCGGTACGCGGCGTATTCTGGCGACCCGGTAGACACGTCTCCGTGCTTAACCTTGTCGAACAGTTTATTAAGTGGCCGCTCGTCCTCGATGGCCTTTGCCATCTCTTCGAACGATTTTTCGACCTGATCCGCAATCTCTTCACGGACACGATTGTCGAAATTTTCGTCCATCGCGCTTTTCAGCTTGGCGACGGTCTCGTCCACCGTAGACTTGACGATCGTCTCGTAGCCTTTGGCCTCGACGATTTCGCCGTTTTCATTTTCGATTACGGGTTTTGACATTTCTTAGCTCCAATTCAGCTTTTTTGATTTCAACGGCACGAATAACCGCGAGATTCACGTCTGTAATTGACGGTCCTGATTTTTCTATTTCAGGATCTTCGTCTTTTTCTTCCACGCCAAAGGTACTCTCTGCCGTGAAAAGGCTTTTATTTTCTTCTCGATTTGCAAAATATGCTTTTTCGAGGTCTTCCCGGCTAATCCCACACGAAAGTGCGGTCATATCCAGTAACTTAGCGGCCATAACGGCCATAGGGGTTGTGTCGATCCCTGCGGCTTTGGCAGCTTCAAAGGCTTTAGCGCCTGCGCCCGGATGCGCCCCGACGTTAACCGCCGAATTTTCCAGGAGCTCTTGCTTGGTGATGTTAAGTGCGGGGAACCACGAGTTTTCGTCTGTGCGTTCTTTCGACACCTCGTATTCGAGGATTTTGAAGCCCACAGACGAGTCTGTAAGGTACTCGTGCTTGTACATTTTCCCGATCATGTCGGAAAAACCACCGTCGATGTCTTTAGGTACAGACTTCCAGATTTGCCGGAGTTTGTCGCCGCCTACCCACGTGTTAAGGGCCTTGCCGATAACAGGTAGGTTGTGATTATGTGCCCACAGGATGCTGCCGTTGTAGTTCTTAAGCTCCCATCCGTTGGCATTGATGGAATCGTTGTGGCGGTCTACGGTCTTGTCCGATATCATCATCTGGATGATGTGCAAGTCTCCTGACTGAATAAGGGCCTCGTCCCCGGACTTAAGCTTCCAGCCTTGTGATCCGGCAGCTTGTTTCGTCTCTTCAAGGGTGAGGTACCCGGTCTCTGGGCGGACATGACGCCGCTGCAGACCTTCCGTAGATTCTTTTAGGCGATCGCTCATTGTTGGCTTCCTCGGAAGTACTCCGAATTAATAACATCGCGTCCTTGGGAGTCCATTTCGTAAACTCCGCATTCACGCAAGGCTGCCCGGACAAAATTATCGACCATTTTGTCGTCCTGGCGTCTGTTTTCCTCCGCATCCGAGCCCTCCGGCGTATCGGTATCCTGTGCGGGGTTGTCCTGGTTATTTTCCGCGTTTGCGTAGGTTGTAGGCTCGTAGAACGCGCAACCGCCCTCGATAGGAGGCTTACCCGCTGCAGCACGCCACTCGTTAATCTGAAACGACTGAGGGGCGGCCTTCATCACGGCTAAGTTGTACTCTCGGTCCTCTGGAACCGGCGAATCGTAGTAGACCAATAGAGGCTGAGTATCCCGGAACAGAGGGAGTAGCTTATCCTGCAAGAAGCTACGAATAAATTCCAGACGGGGTACCACCACGCGCTTGTTGTAGAAATAATCTGCGGCATCGATGGTGCTCCTGTTGCTATTCTCCACAATCCCGATGATTTCGGGAGGGATCTGGTTGTTCTGCAGGATCGTGTTACGCTCGAATTTTCGGAGCTCGATCAGTTGGAGCTCGTCAAAGTTAGGCGTTAAGTTCTCAATCTGGATCTTACCCGAGTGCCAGTGCGTCAGGAATTGCTTCTTTGCGCCCTGATAGTCCCGGATGAACTTATGCTTGGCCGCTAGCAGGTCTTGTTCGCCTGCTCCTTCGATCCCAACCAGGAAACTAGGCAGGGCGAAGTTGTTAAACCGTGCTGCAGTGAACTGGGCGGCGTTCTCGTCTGTATCAATCTCACTGGCAAGGCTCGAAGCCATGCCGACGCCCCGACCGTAAGGGTTAAACGGGCTCGGAGTCTTAAGGTGGATGATCTTGTCTTCTGTGTACTCCCTTCGAACCCGTCCCCACTGGACATCGTACTTGTTATATGTACCATCCGGCGTTTTCTTGACGGCATGGGGCGGGATAGGGATCAGTGCTTCCGGTTTTCCGCTCTTTCCGTTGTCAATGAGCAGGAAACACTCCCCTGCAAGGTCGATTTGGGCCTCGATTACGAACATGAAAAAGGCCTTATCCATCACGGAGTTAGGCTTTTCCATTAAGTCAAGGAACGGGTGTTGGGTGACTTCTTGGGCCTCGTTGGACCCAATCAGGTGCATTAAGCTCTTTTCGCCGCCGTCGTGAGGGGCTTTCTGCTTAATTTGATGCATCCACAGGGGCGTACCCTTGCCCACAGGCTTACGCATGGGTTTGAACAGCTTCCACGGCACGGCAGCGACATCACGACCGATGACCGTCACCGCAGCGTTAACCCACGGGTTAGTCTCGTAGGTTCTGAGCGCTTCCGCAGTTCCCCTGCGCCGATGATAGCCGTGGTAGCCTTGAGCCCCGGTCAAACCCCCGGACTGGCTATTGAGCTCGGCATGGCTTTTCTGTTTTCCTGTGATCAGGCGCTGAAAGAAGCCCATATTACACCATTATGAATCGGTTTTTGTCCGCAATACGCGCAAAAGCACCCGCTGCAGCATCCGTCTGGTCTTTAAATCCCAGTGGATACACTTCTATTTCATCGAGGAACGCGTACATCCACCTGCCTTTGCGTACTTTGATGATCCCATCCTTGGCAGAATGCGCCAAAGGCTGGGCTCTGGTTTCCTTATCTCCCGATGGGCGATCCCCGTGGACCAGAAAGCCTAACAGGAGGCGTTTGTAGGCGTCGATAACGTCCACTCCGGTAGCTCCCGGCTCCTGCTCGATGTAGATTTCTACGTCCCTTCCGTCCCTGTGAGCTGTGTTTCTGATTAACTCTCTGACGTTTGCGGGGGAGAACTGCTCTCGCTTCACGTCTAGGATGAAAACATCCCTGGTTCTGCGGTGTTGGGCCATTAAAACCCCGGCTGTGTAGCAAGCTTTCGGGTTTTTCTTACGCTCGGTTGCAGCTAAGTCCCAGTAGCGGACATAGTTAATGAGATCGTCGTAGGGAATCTCGATATCCGGCACGACTTCGAACCATTCGCGCTCAAAGAACCTGTCTCCCTCCTGGATATCCCAGTCACCATGCAGAAGCCTTCTACGCTCCACCACATCCTGGTTTTCGAGGTTTCCAAGGTAGGCGGGGTCGACTTCTAGTAATTTCTTGTTGTCGTAGATGCTTGACGGCACAAAAGTTACTGTTTTTAGTCTGTTTGCGTACTTTTTCTTGGCTTTTCGCAGGGTCAAACCATCGATTTTATCGTTCTGGCGTGCGTGGGGATAGTCTCTCCACCACATATACTCGCCCTCTCGACGCAGCAGCCAGAGAACTTCACCCCCTTCGGCCTTCATCGGGTAGTTTTTATCGACCCACGGAGCCAAAAATCTCTTCACCCAGCTTCCCGCATCCGGG